TTCCTTAAAACGATCCATAAATTGCTCGAGGTTCTTCATTTGATCCTTGAAGTCCTCGAACTTTCCCCAAGTTCCGTCCATATTCAGTTGATGAATCAATATGTACGAATTCTTGGTCATGTGACGGGTCCGGCCACCCAAAAGCAGGAACGTCGCCGCAGACGAGCACACGCCGTCAGCAATTGTTCGGACCTTGCACCGCCGAATGCTCGAAATGCAATCCATGGCGCTCAGGCCCGAGTGCATGTCGCCACCGTCACTCCGAATCCAGATGCGAATCTCCGGGCGGATATCATCCAGACCCAGATCGAGGTGCTTGTGGAGCAGTTCCTTCTCGAGCTTTTTCAGCTTCATATTGAGCTCGAGAACAGACTCCTCACAGACCTCGCAGTGGAAGTACACGTCCGAACCCTGGACCTTTACAAACTCGACGCAATCCTCGCACGTCGTCAAGTCAGACATTTCTTTAGAGAAGCTAGCGTTTTCGCTTTTATCTTGCGCAATGGGCTCAAATGGTTCAGTGTGTCGAGATCTTGAGATGTGAAACGGTACTCCTTCATCAGTGACGTGTCGCCAGCCTCGGCATAGTCCCGAATAAGCAAAAGTTCATCAATAGATAATTTCTTTTGTGGAACTCGAGTGGCCATGGCGTTTATCTTCTTAGTCCTCATGCATATGTTTTGATACTTGGTCCAGGTGCTTCCTGGTTTCAATGGGGGTTTTAATACGTGACCAATTTCCTTGGCCGGAAGAACACATCCAAAAAAATTGAAAAATGGTAAGAGGCTCCAATCTCCAGCGTAAATTCGAGTATCAAGGACGTCAGCCACACTCAAATATTCAGATACAATTTCGGGACGGACTTTACCCCTGACCGCGTCCACGTAATTTTGTTGCAAAATTGAAGACACATTTCCAGGTTCCTGAATAGGATGACCAATATAGTATACAGGATTTGTCTTGGTATCAACAGATACTAATTCAGTTACAAATTCCCTTGGCCCACTGAATTCATCTTTAAAATCAGACTTGAATTTTATACTCTGAATAATCCATCTGATGTCCCCTTTTGATTCTAAAATTGCAGCATCAGATGCTTCAGGGAACAAGATTTTGAGTTGGTCAAAGGTCTTTGTGGGAAATATGTAAGTTTCAAATTCAAAGTCTAATTTTGGAACGAAATGTGAAATGATAAAAAATTGTCCAGTCGAAGGAGGCCCGGTAAGTTCCCTCAGACCCACAAGATCCTGGACACACTCGTACTCATCGAGAACTATAGGTAAATCTGAGGATCGAATTCTCTCCAGAAATTCAATCGTCTCTTTTTTGGATCGAAGAATTTCAGATGTTAATTCGATGAATCTTCCTATTGTCCGATGGACGGTCCAGGTTTTCCCGATACCAGGAGGTCCCACTATACACACGACCCTCCCCAAGTTCGTGAATTCGTGATCTGTTTTTTGCCGGATGGTATTAAAGTATCTATCCATGTCGTCAGAGAATGGAGACGAGTCGGAAGATACTCTTACAAAGCAGGTCCTAAATATGTTGCTCGAAAATAACGCAATAAGGGACACTGCGTTCCCTTACCTTACAGGGTACATAGTTTTTAACGTCGTCATACTGATTTTACTAATTTATATCTCGGTAAGAATTAGCTTGAAATGAACGAGGGTTCGGTGCGTCTGACTCGGGCCTCGAACGGCATCCACAAATTTACAGCCGTGTTCCCAGACGGGACGAAAGTTCATTTTGGACGCAAAGGGTACTCTGACTATACCATCCATAAAGACAAGGAACGTATGCTCAGATATTTGACCCGCCACAGAAAGAGGGAAAACTGGACGCGCCGAGGCGCCAAGACGGCGGGGTTTTGGTCAAGGTGGCTTCTTTGGTCGAGGCCGAGCTTTCAGGCCGCCTTGCGTGAAACGCAGAGGGTCCTCAAAAAGAAAATCTATTATAAATAGTAAATGCCTTCAATGCTTATGGCAGGTGCAGGTGGCGTAATGATTATTGCCGCGGCTGTGATGGCGATCTCGGCCTCCAAGGAGAAGACGGCGAATGGCGCGACGACGAAATACAAGGGCCTCATGGCCGGTGCGGTTCTTGTTGGAGTTATGGGTCTAGGTATGTTGATTTATGCATTCATGGGTGGTGGTGGCGCCAACTCAAACAACGGTGGAAACGCCAACACGACCCTCCCGGCCAACAACATCAGAAACGAGGTGCGTGGCGCCACGACCAAAGCAGAGGTTGATTCGATTATCGCAACTAAGGTGAATGCCGCCGCCGCTGAAAAGGGAGCGGCAATTGCGGCTAAGAATGCGGCAAATGCCCAAGCCGCGGCCAATGCCGCCGCAGCTCAGGCGGCTGCCGGAAAGGCCGAGGCGAATCGCGTCGCCGCTGGCCTTCAGGCAAAGTTGGCTGGTAACCAGGCGTCTCTCCATGCTCTAGCAAATGCGAAGAAGGGATCACTCGACGCCATAGCCGCCGCAACGGCTGCGGGTCAGGCGGCTACACAGGCTTAAACGTGTGCGCACGGGCACGAAGCGTTCGTTGCAGGTTTAGGAAGGCCCATGGCCGGGGGCGTGGGTGACGGAAGCCCCGGGCCCTTTATCGCGCTTTTAAAAGTTCCAGCAACTCCACGAGCCTGATTTCCAATTGCCTTTGCCTGGTCGGCCACTGCTTGAGCCTGACCAAGAGCCCCCTGGGCTTTACTCGCGAGTCCAGCGACCCCTCCCGCGCTTTTTATCATGCCGCCGACTTTCCCGACGCTCCCGAGAGCCTTGAACGCCAGGGAAGCCATTTTATAGTATTAATTAACATTTAAATTGATCGTCGCCGAGTTGCACGAAGCAACCTGGGACACCGCTGCACTCAACTCCCTGAATGCATCGGGTGTCCGATTCTGATCGTAATTCATTGTGCAAGTCGGTGCGATACCAAGAGATCCCGCCTCGGCGAAGGCGTCTTGATTCGCACCAAGATACACGAAGGTCCAGCCGTCCTTCGTCTTCTGCTCAATAAGGTCCTTGATGTGAGCCTTGGTGTACTTGCGACTGGCGTTTTCCTCACCGTCCGTTAGGATAATGACGGTCGGGGTCCCAGACGCGGTCCACGTTTTGATGGTATTTCCGATGGCGTCCAAAAGGGCCGTCGAGCCCCGAGGATGGAACGTCTCGCGTGTAAGAGGATCCACGTCGCCGATATTCTTCTGATTGTAAGTAACCTCGTATTCGTGATCAAATTGCACAAGGGTCATCGTCCCCCCGAACTCCTTCTGATCGCTCACGAATGCATTGTATCCACCAATTGTATCGTCGCGGCAGATCTCCATAGAACCCGAACGGTCAAGGATGAAGACGCGATCCATTGTTTGTTTTTGGAACCTACATCTTTATACGAGTCTTTGGGCCTTACACGACGCGTATTTTTAATATGTACAAAAAATAAATGAAGTGTATTTTTGGATGCAGAAAACCAAAAACGAAAAGCCTGTCGCCAAGCCCGCGCCGCCTTGAGATGGCTCCACCCGCCCATCACGCCGCTCTCATCGCCCCGCGCGCGAATTCGCCGGGGACGGCCGCTCGGCACGCGGTAAATAACGCACGTCGCGCCGCGACTCTCCAGCGTATTCTGAATAATCGTCAGGCTATGATCAACATGCAGATTCTTCACGCAATCGCCAACTTAAATAGCACATTGAAAGCTCCAGTAAAGCGTGCGAGTCGCCGCAGTCCCCGGTCCATGCGCCCACGTAGACACTAGACTTAAGGACTTGTGACCTTTTCTGTAAAATGATCTGCAACCAGATTATCGGGCTATTTTACGCGACCACAATTTTCTCAGGGCTCTCGTTTATTTTGCTCGGTATGATGTCGCGGCGCCTGGAAAAAATTGAGTCTTGTCTGGCCCAGTATGAGGACGATGAGTCTGCCGAAACAGACAGTCACACAGACTAAAAAATGACGACGATCAACTTTGCCTCGATGCCCACCAAGTACGCGCCTAAGCGCAAGTTCCTTGAATTCGCCAAGCCTCAGTGGAAGAACAAGCTTGGCGAATTCAGTGATCCGGACATTCTGAGTTGGATCAACAATCTTTATCAGGACAAGGCCTTTCCGACCCGGGAGGCTTTCAACAAGGCTTATGATGACGCTGTGGCGTCGGGCCTGCGTCCTTCCGACGGCGTGTCCTGGCGCAACAAGACGATGGTCCTGTCCAAGGAGGACGTGGACAATTTTGAAGAGGAATTCAAGGGTGGGGCGTTTTACCCGCGCGACGCCGCGCAGAAGTTGGTGACGAAGATGCGGGCCGCTTTGGAGTCGGGTGAGAAGGCAATTTTCGTTTACTAGAAATGTAATAACGCATATTGTTTCCTATTCCTATCGGAAGAAACCCCATTTTGTTATAAAATCCACGGGCCTCTGGGACCGATTCAAGCGTCACCGTCTTTAGTCCCCGTGCGCGTGCATTGTCTATGATGCGTTCTATTAAAGCACGTCCTATTCCCCTCCCTTTATTTGCACCTATGAGACGGATACGCACATCTCCCTTTAGGTTCCTTCCATTTTTGTTTATGAGAGCAAATCCTACTAGATTCCCGCCTATATTTATGGCTACGTAATTCCGGTTACTGGCCCTGTACGCATTTTTGAACCAATTTCTATTGACCGTCTCCCGGACCAAACGACGCGCGTTCCTCCTGAAACTTTTGTCAAGTAATTTGTTCGGTCCTAGGATGGCCCAATTATTCATGATACTATTTAAGGGGATTTATAATTGGGACCTCGTACACACTTGGTTCATAGACTCGAACTCTCTTGAGAGCTCAAGGTGCCATGGGTACAGAATGAACGTCGAGAACAACGCACTATAAAAACTTATAGTAAGCCCTATGACCGGGACCCACCGAAGGAACTCACTGGAGCGATTTCGCCTCTGAATGAGTTCCTGAGATTCTATGTCCATGCAGATTTATTTATACTTATAAATTAAATGAAGGTGGTTCCGCGTCACCCCAGACACACGATGGTGACGCGACGTTGGCCCGAGAGGTACTTTTCGGGCCTGTCCAAACCCTGGAGAAGGCGAAGGGAACTTGAACTTCTTCAGAGACGGGGCAATTTACATCCTAAATTGGGAAGGTCCAACAGAGTCCTGAAAAAAAGACCAAAGTCTAAATGGACCCAGAAGTTTCACTCGGTCTATCCCGGACTTAAATTCAACAAGACTTTGATCTCCAAAAAAACGGGCATCCCAATTTCAAAACTAAATACAGTCTATAACCGTGGACTCAAGGCGTGGAAGACGGGAGGGTCGCGACCTGGAGCATCGGCACAACAATGGGCCATCGCCCGCGTCTACAAATTTGTGCTCATTACAAAAGGTAAAGCGCCACGTGTATGGTACGCTACGCGTTTTGACCCAGACGCCGACCTCAGACGGAAAGGTACCTGAGGGCACCTGAAGTGTCCTTTGCAGCAAGGAGGGCCCTGAACTTCATGACGTGCTCATTGAAATTCCGAGCCTGTGTTGACTTGAGATAATTAGACCAGTAGGACTCGGCCCAGCGAACCTGAAGATTGTAAGCCGCTGCGTTAAACTTGACGTCACTTGCGATCTTCACGGCCTTCTGAGCGTTACGAAGGTACTCGCGCTGAATGGCGTTCATTTTTGATCTGAAATACCAGATGCCTGGCCAACCCTGAGTTGGACATGACGTGTTTTTTCAGCCTCAAGAATCCTCTTCACGTTCCAAAAAATATTTGAACAGATATTGTTCGAATCTTAAACCTCGACCCGTTAAATGGATCTGGCCATTTTTGTCGTATTTTATGTCGGCAATTGGATCGAACGAATTTTCAGTCAAAATTAGCCACCTCTCCTTGTATTTGCGATTCTCAATTGACCCGTGCCAGAAGTGGAGAATGGTCCCATCGACCCATGAAAGTTTCATGTCCTTCACGGCAGCCTGAAAGAGAATCAAAAGTTTTTTATATCTTTCGTTTATATTTCCAGGTGCGCTCCCGAGCGCCCGACCAATCAGGGCCATCGCCATGTGCCTATCACCAGACCCTAGAATTGCCCAATCGATAAGCCCGTCCATATGGGTCCAGGCATCTTTTGTACAGGCCCACGCGTACCCGGGGTGCCAAAACCCGTAGCGGTCAGTTGGGGTCCATACCGTCCCGGACCCTTTGGCCATATATGCGAATCCTTTGTCCGTCTTGAGCGCCTCCCCATTAGGTCCGAGATTCACGGCGCTCCTGAACAGCTGGACTATATCAGCATCCTGAAGTTCTTCAATCGTTTCTTGGACCCAATTTTGATTCAAAAATCGAATGTCCGCATCGATCCACGCTACATATTTCCAATCGTCTGGAAGTCTACCGATGGCCATGTTTATAAGATTCTCCTTGATCCAGACGTGATTATCCGTCTTGAACTTCAGGTGCTTCCATACAGGCAACTTGGGTAACGGGGCCGGACCTAGACATTCACTGATCACAATCCGTATCCCTTTTGTTTTATGAATTTCATTTACAAATTCAACAAACAATTCTCGTCTCCTCTGGAATTTACAATAATTGAAATAGGGCAGAACGACATAGAGCTGTTCTCCTGGCTTCCAGCAAACCATATTATTTCTTACAGAGATGTATTTTTACCTGTGAAAACATATTTAAGAAGAAAATATCTTGTAATAGTAAAAATGATCGCCATTCGTTGCTGTGCAAACCCCAAGCCCGAGACGCCAGCTATTAAGCTCCCTAAGCGCCTAGCCCGGGCCCGCCGGGTCGTCGAGTCCAAGCGTATGGATTCATTCCGCCAGTTCCACGAGTCGCTCAAGAAGACGGCCAAGGATGAGCAGGATTTCATCAAGGATCTTTTCGACAAGCTCCAGGATCGTGAGATTATGAACGACGTTGACGAGGACTTCAACGAGTGACCAGAAAGCGACCCGAAACCGTGGTATCATGTATGTGCTTGTACAGTACGTCTAATTAAAAGCTTCTTAGTTTTAACTTCTAATTTATAAAGTAGTATGTGGTCTCCGAGGTCGGTCCGACCATTGGAGATCGGACTCGGTGCGAAATTCGTTCCCAAAAAGCAGCTTGGTCCTTGGCTCAGGACCGCCCTTGACGGTTCAGGTCCGACATATATAAAGGTCGGGCAGTTTATAAGCAATCGTCCAGACATTTTTGGGAAGGAACTTTCACAAAGCCTCGCACCTCTTAGGGACAAAGTAAGTCCAGTAAATTTTTCTGAATTTCAATCCAAAATTCCAGAGGGCATTACTGAAGTTGATCCAGTTCCTCTCGCATCGGCTTCAATTGCTCAGGTACATCGTGGAAAATTTGGGAAGCGCAATATTGTTTTGAAATTCAAGAGACCTGGAATAGAGGCGCAAATCAAGGAAGATCTGAGTATGATAAAACGGGGTGTTGGTCTTTTGGGAATGGTCCCCAATTTTGGGATGGAATTCATGACTCCATGGCTGAACGAGTTTGAAAAGGGTCTCATGGCCGAGCTTGATTTTAAACAGGAAATTAGGAACATAAGTTTTTTTAGAGACGTCTACAGGGACCGGCAAGACGTGAAGATCCCTAGACCCTATTCACGCCTTTCTAATGATGACGTAATAGTCATGGACTGGACGCCTTCCAAACCTGTAAAGGTGACGGCGGACCAGCTCATAAATATGTTTCTCGAACAGTTGCTCTATGAGGGTGTGGTCCACGGGGACCTCCACATGGGGAACTTGGGTCAGGATCTGAACTCGAATGCTCTGGTCCTGTATGATTTTGGAAACGTAATTCGGATCACTCCTGAATACAAAGTTGCGATTCGGGATTTCGTGTATGGAGTACAGACCTCGAATGTCGACGCCGTCATGGACAATATGGTCAAGATGGGTATGATTGTCCGTGATCGTGAAGTGACGAAGATTTTTGTTAATCAGTATTTCGAGTACCTAAAAACCCTTGATCTCAGGTCATTTACCGTAAACTCACCAGAGATCCGTGAAAAGGCTTCGAAGGTTCCCGTGGAACTCGATACGACGACACTTACGATCCTTAGGACGTACTCACTACTCGAGGGACTTGCGAAAGAACTCGATCCGACTTTTTCATATCAAAAAATTATTACCAAAAATATAGAAATGTTATTTTTGGACCTGGAGTACATACTGTATAGGATCAGTAAGGATTCTAGTTAAAAGAAATATATACATCTAAATATAATGTTCGGATCCTGGACACGGGATCTCGATAGATACAATAAAGAATACACTACTGCGAAGCCATTTGAACACGTGGTTATTCCAAATTTCTTTACAGACGAAAAGGCCGCAGATATTTATAAGAACTTTCCCGATCCAGACGAATCCTGGTTCAAATATGAAAACCCATTCGAGGGAAAGTACATCTTGAACAAGTTCAAAGATGTTGACTATATGAAAGGTATTATAGATGGCCTGTACACTCAAGAGTTTTTAGGGTTCATGTCCAATCTGTCCGGTATAAAAAACCTTGAACCCGATCCACATCTTAACGCGGGGGGTCTTCATTCGTACACGCGGAATGGTATGTCCGGCGTACATCTGGATTACACAATCCACCCTTTAAGCGGTAAAGAGCGTCGATTGAGTATTATGATTTACATGTCCAAAAATTGGGATGACGCATGGGGTGGCCATCTCAAGATGTGGGACGAAAACCTGGAAAATTGCAAAACCTTGACACATAGTCTATGGAACACGGCCCTTATTTTCAGAACAAACGGAAAGGCGTACCATGGATTTCCAGAACCTATCAAGTGTCCCGAGGGCAAATTTAGAAAGGTAATTGGAATTTACTACATGTCTGACCCGACAATCGAGTCGCTACAAAACCCTAGAAAAAACGCTCATTATTTCGCAGAACCCGGGAAGCCTGTTCACGAAAAGATGCGCCAACTTTTGGACATCCGGCGTCAACGCAGAATCGAACCGGATGATTTACTTTGCTGGCCCGATTGGAAGCGGGATTGTGGCCGAGAGGACTGAGTACTGATTTTCGATATATTCAATGTTCCAAATATCGAGTGAAGTTGCGAATCTCTTGAAATACGCATCCTCTACACACTTCTTTTTGCGCATGAATGTTTGGAAATCGGTCTTTAGTTTTGAATATTTCAGACCGGTCGGTTTATATCCCAACGTGAATTGGACCCAATCCTTTGAGTATTTTGTAACGTTGTGACTATACGTACTATTCTTATCGAGAAGGGAAGTTTGGTGGCAGATGGGCGTGACGGCAAGATCCAGATTCTTGTGGCGCATAATGGCCCCTATAACAATATCAAGGCACTGTCCAAAATCGATGTTGTCCAGAATAAACTCCACAATCTCTCTCGAGAATATAGTACATTCCATACCCCCAATGTTGTGCGTAACTGTGTATCCGGCGTCATAAGGAAGGTGAAAATTAACACCCATGCTTATAATGTTAATAGGTCTCGGGGTCAAGCTAGAAAGGCGCTCTCTCCAGTTTTCTGGAAACACGACGTCATCATCTGAATTCATGAAAAAATCTTCATTTTTGTTTAGAAATTTAGACATGGATTCGAACCACTTGACGTGACCGGATATTCCCTCGACGGCGACGTGAGGTGCGTGAACCTCGTGAAGCCACTTCACAAAAGGGTCGTTTTTAGTCCAGCCATCCGTCCACTGAACATCAAACGCATCATAAATTCCGCGATTTTTTAGATGCTCGTCAAGAAGTTTACGTCGGTGCTCGTGTCCATTATTTATACAGTACAGCATAATAAAGAATAAAAGTGTATATTCTTTATTATGAAACGAGTAGTGGATTCAGTCGTGGAGCAACTCGCCGACCACGGTATCGATACCTATTTCATAGTATCCGGTGGCGTCATTTCCCCGTTTATTGATGCTGTTGGGTGTTCGCCAAAGGCTAAATATTACTGTTTTCAGCATGAGCAAGCCGCTGCTATGGCTGCAGAGGGATACTATCGTAGTTCAGGGAAGGTCGTGGCAGTTCTCGTCACGAGCGGGCCGGGTGCCCAAAATATACTGAACGGAGTGTGTGGATGCTGGTACGACTCAATTCCGGCTCTCTTTGTAACGGGCCAGGTGAACACAAACGAATCACTCGAGTCTGTAAAGGCGCGGCCGAGGCAAATGGGTTTCCAAGAGACGCCTGTTATTTCAATTTTTTCATCGTGCACTCTATTTTCAAAGAAAATTGAAAAGGTTGATGACGTTGGACCGTCATTTTCCTCCGCCCTGTCTGCTTTGACGCACCGCCGTCCCGGCCCGGTTCACATCGATTTTCCGATCAATATTCAGTTTGAGAAAATTGAATACGAATTTACGTTTTCAAAGGATCAACAATGTGTGTACGATAGTTCTTTCCCAGACATAGACGAACTCGTGAAGAATTCAAAGCGCCCACTCGCCGTGATCGGGTCTGGTGCAAGACATTGTAATATAGAATCGTGGCTCAAGATTCCATGTGTAACGTCATGGGGTGGCTTCGACGTGATCAAAGCCGGGAACCCGTTGCTCGTGGGAAGTCACGGCATCTATGGTGACCGCGTCGCAAACTTCGCTCTTCAGAATGCCGATCTTCTTATTATTCTCGGATCTCGCATGGACAATCGTCAAACTGGCTCCAACGTCAAGGCGTGTTCCCGGGCATCTCGCAAAATCATGGTCGATGTTGATCCCGAAGAGATGGCGAAACTGACTGAGAAGGGTTTTGTAATCGATATTCCAATTGTAAATCGGGTCAGTAATTTTATAGCCCAGCACAAAATTGATATAGATTGCAATGCGTGGATCGAGACCATCGCGATGTGGCGGCGCGAGTTCGGACCAGAGGCCCGTGACGGGAACGTGTATTCATTCCTGGAAAATCTCTCACTGCCTGAAGAATGTATAGTAATTCCAGATACGGGTGGTAACCTTGTATGGACAATTCAATCTCTAAAATTGAAGGAGAAGCAACGTCTCTTTACGAATCTAGGAAACTCGTCGATGGGATTCTCACTTCCATGTGCAATTGGGGCGGCGATCGGTAATCCAGGAGTGCCTATCGTGTCTATAAATGGTGATGGAGGGATCCAAATGAACATTCAGGAACTGGAAACGGTCCGCCACCTCAACCTCCCTATTACGGTCATAGTGATTAATAATAATGGTCATGGTATAATTAGGCAGTTCCAAGACTCTTACTTTTCATCTAGGTACATAGGGTCCTCTTCACAGGACGTATACGGAACCGAAGGAGGAATAAACTTGGCGGCCGTAGCAGGCGCGTACGGAATTAAAAGTCATCGGATAACAGCTCTCGAACGTGTAGAGTTTACGGACGGTCCCCAGTTTTACGATGTAGAAATTGACCCTAAACAAAAAGTTTATCCGAAGATGGAATTTGGAACGACCCTTGAAAATATGGCTCCCAAACGTCCAGAATTACTTAAATACATGCTCATAGATAATAACTAATGAAGGTGGCCGTTTCAATCATGGGGGCAGACCCCCCAAAACCACTTTCACAGCACTGTCGCGACGTTCTCGAGGCTGGAGCGGACATGATACACATTGATATCATGGACGGTAAACTCGTACCTGGGGTTAAATTTATTGGAAACGAAATTCTGGAACTTCGCAAAGAACTTCCCGACGCCTATTTTGACTGCCACCTTATGGTCGTAGATCCTCTCAATTGGGTCGACAAATTGGCGGCTGCTCGAGTTAATATGTTTACGTACCATTATGATGAAGTAACAAATCACGATGAAATTATAAAAAAGATTAGAGCCGCTGGAATGAAGGTGGGAGTCGCTCTTCATTCCACGACTGGAATATCCGTTCTTGATGAGATTATTAATGATATTGATATGGTCCTCATCGTTACTTTTGAAAAGACAGGAGTCGGTGGTCAGCCTTTGTTGCCTTCTATGATCGAGAAGTGCAAAGCACTGCGCACCAAGTATCCAGAATTACAAATTGAAATTGATGGTGGTCTTAACTTGACGACGACAGAACTTGTCCAGCAATCAGGTGCTGATATCGTCGTTGGTGGATGGGTCATCCTTTACGCCACCGACATGAGAGGCGTCATTCAGAAAATGCGCTAGCTTAGATCCATCGGCATTAAATCCAGGTTCGTACCCTTTCACAAAAGGTTTTATTTTGTACTCGACTGAAAAATTGGTTCCGAATTTACCTATAAATTCTTCTAGAGTGAGATTTTCGTCACCGGCAACATTAAATACGGTGAACTTTTCAGGAAGTTCTTTCTGAATTAGACGCACCGTCTTTTCGCACAAGTCAGACACGTGGATCCAACGTTTTCGGGCAGTGCTTTGTATAATAAAATGAGGCCGCTCTTGTTCCTTGAAGGCCTTTTGAACAATACTTGCGAAACGATCTTCCTGGCACCAGTCGCCCCACGTGTTCATAATGCGTAGAGCTGCACATTCTATCCCATACGAACTAGAATATGCGGCGCACATGTGTTCTCCAGCGACTTTAGACGCTCCGTACATATTTACAGAATTAAGAATATCAGTCTCTTTGAGGGATTCTCCTCCCTTTCCATAAACTTCACAACTACTGAAAAAGAGTAGTTTTGGAATTTTATTTTTACGACACAATTCAAGAATATTGAAAGTGTGTACAATGTTATTCATACCAAGTGACGGGTCCTGAATACACTCTCTCGATGAAGGACACCCTGCAATATGAACAACCACATCAAACGCCTCTGTAATTTCAATAGGATTCACAAGGTCCCATTTTACAAAGCGTACTCCCGGAATATCGGCAGCTTGAGAACGCACAAGACAGGTCAAATTCCAACCTGGAAAATGATCAATAATATATTTTACAATATTTCGACCTAAGAATCCATTAGAACCTGTAATAAGAAGCTTCATGAGGAACTATAAATTGTATCTTTTAACTCTGCATCAAATGATCGGCCGTGTTTAAAAACAGCTCGAGTTCCCAAATGGTTCCAATTGTGGGACACCACGGTTTGTAATCCACTTTTCCCTCGTAAAAGTGAATCGGGTGCCAGTTAGGCAACCACCGGGCCGTTCCAAGATTTTTCAGAGAATCATCGACGAATATATGTGTATGGTGCTTAGCGAACTGCTCGAAAGCCTTCGCCTCGGGCTTGAGATGTGCAGACATGAGGTTCCGGTCCGGACAGCAAATGCGCACCTCGTCATTGATGGCCAACGCAATCGGCCTGGCCCACTCGGTAGGTGCGTTCGAAAACAGAGTCACATTCCATCCTCGACGGGACATTTCATGAATTGTTTCGGCATCTTGTTTGAATGTTGGCGTTTCCATAACTGAATAGAGGTGATCCATAACGCTCTTATCATAGACCTTTTCGTTAAAATCTCTCGTATCAATTCCGAAATGGCGCGTCAGACCACGGGCCGTGTGCCCGGTTGTGAGATACAGAACGTTATTTGTCTGAGTTGGATTCTTGCACTCCGGAAGTTTTGTACGGACGTACTCTACGCAATTTTTCTGGACATGGGCCAGAAGAAGCTTGTCCCGTACAATGACGCCGTCAATGTCGAGAAGAAGAGATTTGAAAGCCATACTTCTAGAAAAACTCGCGTGTCTTTTAACTATTAAAGGAACGGGCTGTAGAGAAAGTAGAATGGCCCTACATGTCACCAAGCTGGTTCCTAATGCAATTCTTCCAGCGCGCTCCACTGATGGCGCAGTTGGTTACGATCTCTTCTCCACTGACGCTTACGTTGTGCTACCGGGGCGCCGTATCGTTGTATCAACAGGGATTTCAGTACAGCTCCCACCCGGAACCTATGGCCGCATTGCGCCTCGTTCTGGACTGGCCGTAAAGCACGGTCTAGACACCCTCGCTGGCGTGATTGACCCTGATTACACTGGCGAGGTGAAGGTAGTCCTTCAGAACCTGGATTCTCAGCAGCCGTTCGTTATCAGGCCAGGCTATCGCATCGCACAGCTGATTCTTGAGAAGTGTGAGATTGTGGACGTGGTCGAGACGCCAACAGAGTTCACGGGTCTCGTGACTCAGCGCGGGGCTAGTGGGTTTGGATCGACTGGTATTTAATTTCTCATCTATTTTTAAATGAAAATTGATCAGGACTTGGTCATTATCGGAATTCTTCTTGTAATTATAGGGTTGCTCTTATTTAGAAAGGTATCTGGCGCGACACCCAGTTACGAATACACATCTCCCACGTCCGTGAACTGTCCGGCCGGTTTCACCACGGCTTCGCCTCTCACGGCCGGAACTCCAAATGGGTCATTCTGTGTGAATGGTAAACAAAAGCGCGGACCTGTGAACGTCATGTGTCCTTCCGGATGGCAGACAAATTCTGGAGCGGCCTACGGAAAGATGTGCAAACGGGCAGTTGTGGCCACGCCTCCACCTCCACCTCCTCCACCCCCGCCAAAGCCTTTAACTATTGCAGGCCCTCCTCCACCACCGGCTATGACCGCAGAACAGACGGCACGGGCCCTGGCGGCGCAATTGGCTGCCGGAGGTTAAGGAAAACAAACGATATTATATCAAGATGAATGCCTTTCAAGCTGTCGCGTGGGACGGTGGCGATTCGCAAGAAGGGTTGTTCACTGTGAGAATTTTTGGGCGCGCAGAAGATGGTCGGTCCGTGTCCCTTGGAACACGTTTCAACCCTTATTTTTACATCAAAACAAAAAAGGACCTTGTTGGATTTATCAAAGCAACTTTTTGGCGCGATCTCGTATCGTGTGAAGTTCAACATGGGAAAGACTTGTGGGGATTTCAAAATGGCGAATTGTCTCGTTTTTTGAAATGCGAATTTAAAAGTCACAAGGGACTTCGAAACTGTGTATGGTGCATCGAGAACCAGAAGTACACAGAACTGAACGGGTGCCGCGTATATGAGGGTAATATTGACCCTGTTCTTCGGTTCATGCACTGTTCCGGAATTTCTTCAACAGGATGGGTCGATCCTGGATTGTGCGAGCCGGATATGGACTCGACATGTCAGGTGAACCTGTGGTCTCCAAACTGGCGCTTCATAAAACCTATAGATCGGGACGACATCGCACCGCTCAGGATCATGTCCTTTGATATTGAGTGTTACTCGAGCACAGGAGCCTTCCCAGACCCTAAGAACCGTGAAGACGTCGTCTTTCAAATCGGCATGACGACCAAGGAGTTTGGTAAGGATGAATTCCTCGATCGCAAGTGTCTGTGCCTCAAAAAGACAAACGGACCGAACGTCGAGTCTTTCGACACCGAGCGAGAGCTTCTCCAGGCTTTTCAGAAATATCTCATTCAGATCGATCCTGATATTCTGACCGGTTGGAACATTTTTGGTTTTGATTTGGAGTTTCTGATTGTTCGTGCGACAGTCCAGTGTGGACTAGAACCTGTGTGGGGCCGCGTCAAAGATTCGATCGCAGAACTTACCATCAAGAATCTGAGTTCAAGTGCTCTTGGGAACAACGAGCTCAAGATGGTCCCAATGAAAGGCCGGTACGTTTTTGATCTTTTCCAGGACGTCAAGCGTGAGCACAAGCTTGAGAGTTACAGTCTGAATAATGTTTCAAAGCACTTTCTGAAAGATCAGAAGAATGATATGCCGGTCAAAGAGATTTTTGGCCGGTACCTAGAGGGCGACCCGGACAGGCTTGGAGAGGTCGCAGAGTACTGTATCAAGGATACGGAACTTCCACACAGTTTGTTGAACAAGCTGTGTCAGATCCAGAACCTTGTGGAGATGGCGAAGGCGTGTTGGGTGCCTCTGGCGTTCTTGAGTGAGCGCGGCCAGCAAATCAAGGTGTTTAGTCAGATGGCGTACAAGGCGCGCGAACTTAATTTTATAATTCCGACCATCCGCGTTTCTAAATTTCAGACGGATGATGACGGGTACCAAGGAGCTACAGTTCTCGAAGCCCAATCTGGTGCGTACTACGGACCGATCACGGCACTCGATTTCGCTTCTCTGTATCCTAGCATTATGTGTGCTCATAACCTGTGCTACTCGACGATTGTCCAGGATCCCAAGTACGACAACTTGCCCGGAGTTGTGTATGAGGAGTTCGGACCTCACAAATTTGCGCAGACCACGGACGGGAAACCTGTGGTTTCTCTTCTCCCAACGATTCTTACAGACTTGAAGATGTTTCGTAAGAAGGCCAAGAAGGCGATGGCGGTCGCCGAGGGGACGCCACTTGAGGCTATTTACAACGGCAAGCAATTGGCTTATAAAATCAGTATGAATAGTATATATGGGTTTACTGGTGCTTCTAAGGGCATGCTTCCGTGCGTCGCCATCGCATCAACCGTTACGATGCGCGGACGACAAATGATCGAGGAAACGAAGGAGTACGTCGAGGCGAACTTTCCAGGAGCGAAGGTGAGGTACGGGGACTCTGTGATGCCTGATACTCCTGTACTCGTCCGTGCAAATGGCGACGTGAGCGTGAGGACGATCGAGACCCTAGGAGTCAATTGGACCGAATACCCGGGGTTTCTCAAGCAGGGAACCGACAAAGAAGAGTCGACCCTATCTGAAATCGAGACGTGGACGCATGACGGCTGGAAGCCGATCAAGCGCGTTATTAGACATAAATGTACCAAAAAGATTTATCGTGTTCTTACTCATACAGGGCTCGTCGACGTCACTGAAGATCACTCCCTCTTGGGACCAGACTTGAGCCTTCTTAAACCGGGTGATATTCAAGTCGGGCAGCAGTTGTTTCACTCGTTCCCAGATCTTTCGACGCCAAGCGATTCGTGTTCATACGAACAAGCTTTCATATACGGGATGTTCGTCGGTGACGGATCATGCGGGTACTATTTGTGTCCATCTGCTTCGAAGGCGACGTGGGCTATCAATAACTCGGACAAGGCGCTTCTTGAAAAGTGCCGAATTATGTGCAAGGCTATTCATCCAGAATATGACTTTGTAATAATGGATACTCTCGAGAGTTCTGGTGTTTACAAACTGTCTCCGAGGGGAGGGTCGGTCTTAGATCTGGTGCGAAACTACCGTGAGGCGTGTTATGATCACCAGGCAAAGAAGGTTCCCATCAAGGCATTTTTGAACCCACAGGCGTTCCTCGACGGTCTATGGGCTTCAGACGGATGTCGAAAAGATAATGAAGTTGGCGGGTGTCATCGAATTGATACGAAGAACCAAGTAACTGCTCAGTGGTACTACATGATTTTGCGTCACATGGGGTTCAACGTGTCCCTGAATTCCAGAACGGACAAACCGAATGTATTCAGGTTGACGTGGACCAACTCTGCATTCCGTAAACAGCCTTTCACAATCAAGAAAATATCCGTACTACACGATTCATGGGATGGATTCGTGTACGATCTTGAGACGGAGGCTGGTACGTTCCAAGCAGGTGTTGGCCAAATGATTGTGAAGAACACCGACTCTGTAATGGTCGAATTCGATGTGCAAGGCCGCAAAGGCCAAGAGGCGATCGACTACTCGTGGATCCAAGGAGAATTGGCCGCTGAGCAATGTACGAAACTTTTCAAGGCCCCGAACGACCTCGAACTCGAGAAGGTTTATTGTCCGTACTTTTTGTACAGCAAGAAGCGCTACGCCGCCAAGATGTACGAAAAGAAAGGAGACGCGGTCGTCTTCAAGAAGATTGACGTCAAGGGTCTGCAGGTCGTGCGTCGAGACAGCTGCCCTTTCGTTCGAGAGACGCTCAAAGCCCTTCTAGGCCAGGTTCTCGAGTCGAGTGACCCGTTGCCTGTTATTGAAGCTGCCCGCAAGGCCGCCCAAGAGCTCATGTCGGGTCAAGTGCCTATTGAGAAACTCCTCATGAGCAAGCAGCTGGCTTCTTCATACAAGGTTCCTATGGCTCACGTCGCAGTTCGGGACAAGATCAAGGCTCGTGCACCAGGTTCAGAACCTCAACAAGGAGATCGCGTCTCGTTTGTGATCATCAAGGGTGACGGCAAAATGTACGAAAAGGCGGAAGACCCGGCGTGGGTCAAAGAAAAGGGCCTAGAAATTGATTATCACTATTATTTTACAAATCAGTTCAAAAAGCCGGTACAGGATCTTCTCGAGCCTCTCGTGGCCGCAGACCTTATTTTCAACAAGAAGTTCATGGTCAAGGCTGAAAGTTCCGCCGAGGTCAAGGCGAAGAGGGCGTTTCTTTCCATGTTTGCGGGCAAGTCCCGCCCGACTTAAAACTTTTAGACTTGAAATTAGTATGGAGAAGAAGATCCTCGATTTAATAGAGGACGAGGTTACTCATCGCGTACAACTGAAACTCTCAGCAACCTTGGCGGTCGTATCACAGTTATACGAGATTCCTCTGGAGAGGCTCATCAAAGACACGGCTGGTCTAGAGACGCGTTTTTGCAGAGGGATTCTCAAAACAGGTAAGAGGTGTCTAAAAAATCCACAAGATAATGGATACTGTAAATTTCACAAAAAGCAGACGCCTGTAGTTGAAGACGAAGGTCCTGCACCATGGGACTAGGCGACTTAGAGACTAAATTCGCTTTTCAAATTAATGGATAAGTCCGACTTGCTACTTGAGAGTCTTTCGCGCTTTTTTGAGATGCCTGATCATCGTGACCGTCTTCACGATATACTTGGCCGTTCCGGAAGCATTTCACTTCGAAAATTGGAATGGTTCGTCACAAACTATTCAAAGGCCCAACACGTTTCATATACGGCCCCAAACGGTAAGATATTTACAGTACATGTGGCGTACAAGTCCAGTTTGGACGGCTATTCCAAGAAGTTGTTCGATCCATTCTGTCGTACTACACGCATCGAGTTCCAGGGTCTGACGACGACTGTGGCCCAACTCAATTTCATCCGTTGGTGCATCACGAACGGAATCATAGAGTACCTTCTTACGAAAAAGGGAGGCGCGCAAATCCGTTCTGAAACTCAAGAATTGTGTACCCATAATAAAACAGGTACAGATTGTATCCCTGTGAAATTTGCTGAGAGTATGAAGGGTTAAATGCTAATGTTAAAGTTGTTGTGTGAGAATTTAGTTTTGAAAAATCTAAAATACCTCCTTGGCTATATTCAGTTGGATTGAGCCCAAATGAATATGCATATATGTTTCTTGATGGAATGCTGAGTCTGTGTTCTATGGGCTGCTTGAAAGAATAGTACAGGGATCCCTGAAACGTACTCAAAATATCAACGTTATTAAGAGTAATCTTGGCTGTAT